CGACGTATCAAATTCCATGCATTTCTTGGGTCGCTAAAAAAGTGGCCAGGGATTCAGGTGAAGTCCCAGAACGGCATCTTCCTTCTTTTGCAGGTGCCCAAGCCCACGGTAGAGGCTTGTCTACCCCTGTGTATCACCAGGAACGGATACAAGGGTTAACCAAGGTTAACTCCCAGTTCCATATCACCGAGAACACACAGGAATGCGTGATACGTACGTGTTTAGAGAGACTTATCGAAGCTTATGAAATATTTGGCTTTAATAGCAAAGGCTACGATCTCAAGTCCACTACGACATATTATGCTTGTCTTTTGGGTCACGTTACAAAACCCGACGCCTGGATTGATATCTTTAAATTGGCGTTAAGTTGTGCTTTTTCTTGGCATAACGGACAAGCTCTCCCGGATACTTCCAAAGTTCCGGGACTCCGACCTGGTTATATACTCCTAGGTCGCGGTCATAGGTTCCTCATCTCGTTGAAACGAAAGTTCAAGGGAGAATCTGGGGATATGCCTAGTTTGTGGGATAGTTTTATTTCCACTGTTCAAACTAGGTTGAAGGGGGTATTTCCTCTCCCTTCTGATGATCGCGTAGAGTATGGAGTGAAGGACATGATCAATAAAGTTTTTAGGTGTCCTCCTAGAGTACCAACAGAACTACCGTACGTCTCATCGTCCGGTTTATGGTCGCCGAATGCAGGTGGGCCTCCTGAGTTAGAGGATAAGGAATCGAAAGATTCCCGAACACCCTTCGTTGGCGAAGGTAGTCGTACCATAAGCCTTGATGATATTAGAAATCAAGTTAGGAGACGTACTCTTGAAGTACTCGATGGCCTTGTATGGGATGAGAAAGCCGCCCTTAAAGTTATCTTTCCCAGTACAAGTGCCAATTATGTTAATTCGAGGTCGGAAGGCGGCACAGTAGGCGAAATGTATTTTAATTTAGAGATTCGCAATGTTTTGTCTATGTTAATGGGTGAGATCGGCAATGTTCCTGATTTATATCATTACCTTAATTTGAATATCCAACAGGATTTAGGTAATGGGTCTCCATATTATAGTTTTAGAGATCCTAAGAGCATTGATTGGGATGATCAAAGGGTTCGAGAAGCTTTTGTACATTTGTACTTTAAGTGTTTCGAGGTTGCCCTTGGTGAAGAAAACCTTATTTCAACGGTTGGCTTAAAAGAGCCTTTAAAGGTCCGTGTGATTACAAAATCACAGCCTTTTCGTACTTTTGTACTGAAACCGTTGCAAAAATTCCTACATGATCATCTGAGAAAACATCCAACATTTAGACTTATAGGGGAACCAGTCACCGCAGAGTTGATTGATAAGACCTTTGAGGGCAGGATGCCCGATTTTAAAAGGTATAAAGACCAGTTCTTTATCAGCGGTGATTACACAGACGCTACTAATTGCATTTTGAGCACGTTGTCTAATGACTGTGCTAATGCAATAGCGGAAACCTTAGGTTTAGGGCATCACATGACATCCCTTCTTCTTGATTCTTTGACTAATCATACACTCAACGTCACTGTTGACACTGAGTTTGGTAAGATGAGTGCGAAAATTCGGCAGAAGAATGGTCAGCTTATGGGGTCAGTAACCTCATTTATTATTCTTTGTCTCGTTAATGCGGCCATATGTGGCTACGCTATTGAGGCATCGACCTTTTATAGTCATACTCTTGATGAGATGGCTTTGCTGATTAATGGTGATGATTGCGTCTTTGTAGGGACACCAGATGTTTATAACTGGTGGTCCATCTGTGGCCAAATTGCAGGCCTTGAACCTTCTATTGGTAAGTGCTTCTGTTCTCGTGAGTTTTTGCAGATTAATTCAACTAATTTTAAATTTGTAAATCCTTATGTGAACTATAGATCTGACAATTGGGATAGCGATTGGCCGTCCCTCGACCCTTATTGGTCGGTTTTTAAACGTATTCCGACAGTGCTACTTAGGGTTGTAGAAGGTGTTCCCCGATCAACCGCATGTGAAGTTGACTCCTATTATGCCTTGGCATCTTTGAGAGCAAGGCAAGATTTCTTTCTGAATGAGTGCCCGAAGACACTCCAACAAAAATGTAATTCGTTTTTTTGGAGAAAGAATATGAAAATTATTAAAGAGTCTGGTTTACCTTGGTATGTTCCAAAGGAGTTTGGCGGTTTAGATCTGATTGGTGAGGATCTTGCGAATCCCTCATATATGAGTAAGATTGATTGCGCGATTGTTGATTGTATCCGGCAGGACCGGCTCGGGCGTATGCGCGCACCTACTGTTTTGAATCCCTCTTCAAGATTTGAATTGATGAATAAGCGTAAAGAAGAGATGTTTGATTCTATTGGAGTGAGACATGTTTGGCGGGATTATGAGCAGTTATCTGCTCCTGAATTTGATAATTGTATATCATTCTTAAGTCTTCTGTGTCAGCGTTGGGTCTATCGGCCCAACCACCCACGGTATCAAGTCCTAGGTTCTATTAACCCAAGAGATGACCGTAAGTGTTT